AAGTAATATTTGGACAAAAGACTCTTCTTAAGAAACCAAGTGCATTTGACAGAATTAATATAAGGCGCCTATTCTTAGCTTTAGAACGACCTACTAAGAGGACTTCTAGAAACTTTGTTTTTGAACCTAACAATGAGTTTACACGGACCCGAATTGTTAATTCGTTGACTCCAATCTTTGAGGACGCAAGAGTAACTGGTGGTCTCTTTGATTACTTAATTGTTTGTGATGAGCGAAACAATCCCGAAAGTGTAGTGGATGCTAATGAACTTAAAGTTGACATCTATATTAAACCTGTAAGAACAGCTGAATTTATATTAGTAACGTTCTTCGCAACTAGAACCACACAGTCCTTCCAGGAATTAATAGGAGGTGGCGCAGTTGGAGCCGCTGGTGAACCTGCAGAAGAAGAAGCATAGTAACTATCTCCATGACTAAATAATAATATGGCAGCAACGGTATCACAGTTTTATCAATTTGTCGCAAACAAAGGCCTTTCACGGGATTTTCTCTTTAGAGTAACTGATATTCGGATCCAAGGAGGCAACCTCCAGCAAGATGAACTTGTACTGGCTCGCGCAGCATCTGTTCCAGGTAGAATAATCGAAGATAAAATAGCGAATTACAGTGGGCATGAATTTCATTTAGGTGGTAGAGCAGTCTACTCACAATCGGATGGCTATCCAATAGAATTTTATTGCGACGAGTCGTCGACGCTTCGAAATAATTTGGAAGCAATGTCTAGAACTACGTTCGATGTTTCACCGGATGCTGCCGGGGCGGGGGGGAACTATGGAATCGATCAGAACGCGTCTATTTCTCTTAGGCAATTAAATAAGCAATTCCAAGGAATTAGCACAATTACCCTTCAAGGGGCATCAATAAGAGAAATAGGAGATATAGATTATATGATTGCAGACGGTACCGGTGAAATTGTTTCATTTACAGCTACTTTTGCCTATCAATTTTACAAGATAGGTGCATAACGCAATTTAATGATTAAAAAGGTAGTACATATTAAATATTAATATGGCTCTTGATGCAGAAACTTTTTATAATACGGTTGCCAAAACTGGGCTTGCGCGGGATTTTCTTTTTAGGGTAAAAAACATTACCGTTGAGGGCGCAGTGTTAAACGATGAGGCCGGTGGGTTAATATATGCAAGAGCTGCAGCGTATCCTGGCCGGGTAATTGAAGATATGCCTGTAAATTTTTATGGGCATGAATACCATCTTGCTGGCAGAGCCTTATATCCTAGTGCAGGGTCTTATACAGTAGAGTTTTATGTACCCGGTGATCTCAGTGTTCGGGAGATGCTGGAAAAAGGTTCGAGGACCTCGCATGAAATGGGTATTGGAATAACCGGTATTGATAAAGGCGAGTATGTTCTACTTGAACCACAGAGCCCGAAAGACAGTAGTGATGGTGCGATTGCCGGCAGACCAATAAAGCTACACGGAGCACAAATAAGAGAAATAGGAGATATAAACTATCTTATCGCAGACGGTACCGGTGAAATTGTTGCTTTCTCGGTTACTTTTGCATATCAGTATTATACACTGGAATAATATCGGTAATACATATCGGAATTACATTATCGTAATTAAATAATAATATGGCAGCCGAACCAGCTAAGGAATTTATGACCAACGGTAAGTTACCTTACCCGTTTGCTTGGACCGTTCAAGTGTCTCGAGGTAGTACTGGTGGTGGAGACCCGGGTGGGCAGACACAGATATGGGCGGCACAGGAGGTAACAATACCCAGTGAAGTTACCATGTTTGATAATTTTGGACAGGAAAATAGAGGTGGATGGATGCCCGGATACGGGGTTATAGAGAGAGAAAGCTTTTTATCTAGATCTTTCACAGTTAACTTTTTTGCCACAGAAGAAAACGACCCTGAATGGGTAATGCGGGCGTGGCTAAACGACATTGCTAATAAGGGCTTAGCAGAAGAAAGTAAACTGCAAGATGGGACTGTTGATTGTATTTTATATAGCAATAGTGGTGGACCGCGGCAATACATTTCGGCAAAATATGCATTTCCTACACACTGCGAAGGGTTTACTGCTAACTACGGCTCCCAACCTTTTATAGTAAAATCAGTTACCTTTGCATGTCGCCAGCTCGATACAGACGGCTCGCAGGGCGTAACAGCTCCAGGGGCTAACTTTGGGGCGTACTAGTACACTTGCAGAGGCTGTAACTCGGGATAACTATTATTATGCAATTTTCTGTTACCCTTCCAAACAAAAAGGAAGTAGTAGTAAAAGAAATTTTACTAAAGGATCTAAGATATCTTTCATTGTATGGAGAATCCTCTATACCTAAATCAATTAAGTTCTTAGAGTCTTTTATATGCACTAAAGATCTTAATGTAGTGGAAAAATTTTTAGCATTGCTCCTACTACGAAAAGAATGTATCAGTGACTTTATCTCTCTAGATACTGATAAGGGGACTGTAAAAATGAGCTTAGACTACATATTAACTAATGTAAAGCATATAGAAGATGTTAACCATACATTTATATTAAACGATGTGACGTATGTATTAAACTGCCCGACACAGTTTAACTTAGGCAATTATGACTCTATGTTCTCTGTAATAGAGAGTATACAAATAGGAGACGAAAAAATACTAATTAATGAACTTACGGAAGAAGAATTTGCTCAACTTATAAACACACTACCAACAAGTTTATTCGGCACTATAACAGAGTATTTGCGTAATTATGAGCATTTTCTTACAGTTAATTTGTGGGAAGAAAGAAAGAAGCTTAATATACAAGCAGGCGAAGAGCATATTCTTTCAAATAATTTTTCTTTGCTGTTAATAAGCCTTTTTAACATTGTACCACAGAGAGAATATAGGGAATTATTATTTACTTTATTAAAAATAATTCCGGATGGCAATTTTATTGTAAATTCTACGTATAAAGATATCGAGCACTATCTTAAACTATACCAAGCAGACGTCGCGGCACATAATGCTGCCTTGAAAAACTAAATTATAAAAATAAATACCCTCATGAGTAAAAACATATCCGATTTTATTTCAAAATTAGATAAACTTAATGACAGCGGCCAAGTAGAAGTATATATACCATCGAAAAATACAACTGTACCCGTTAAGCCGTTTAATTTAAAGCAGCAAAAAGATATTATTTCATCAACCCTGGATGGTGTTAAAGGTTCATTAGATTTTACTCATACCATTAATACAATTATTTTAGATAATTCTGGCATTACTGACTTAAAAATATATGATAAAATACCGTTTTGCGTTACTATGAGAGTAGATGCATTAGGAACGCGCTTCAATGTTGATGACACTGATATTGATTTGCAGGAAGTTTTAAATAATATATCAAAAGTTCCATTTGATCTAAAAGATGAAGAAGTAGTGGAGCATGAAAATTTAATGATTACATTAAGGGTTCCTACCTTGGAGGAAGAGAGTAAATTACTAGCTACACACGGCCAAGAAATTAAGCCAAATACCGACGAGCTAAAAGATCACATTAGTACAGTATATTTATTAGAGATTTTAAAGCATATTACTAGCTTACAAATTGATGATGATACCGTCGACATGTCAAAAATTAGAACAAGTGAGAAAATAAAATTAATTGAAAAGCTACCACTTAATGTATATACCCATATATCCAAATTTATACAAAAAATAAGTGATTACGAGATAAAAATTCTCACAGTAAATGATGTTACCGTACCTATTAATCCTCTGTTCTTTGATTCTGTTATTGATGAATAAATATACGTATGGCTGATGATATTATGGGAAAACTAGAAGCGCTACAAGGTGGGGCTTCTAATATAGGTCAAAATTTACAAAGCGATACTGACGCAAACCGGCAGCTGGCACACGAGGCGACTGTATTTTGGAAGACTTATGCTAAGCTAAAGGGTTCATGGGAGGCGGATCCCAAAGGCGCTACGTCTATTAGGAAGCAAAAATCAGTTGTAGGTAAAGCGGCAGGAAAAGTTTCAAAGGAAGTACAGACAGTAAAGAAAAAAATGGGACTGTTAGGTAAGATAATCGCGGGGATCGGAGCGACGGCGGCAGCGGGATTTATGGTAGTTAAGGGTATATGGGAAGGTGGAAGATGGATATTCGAGAAACTAAAAGACTGGGCGACGGATGATCCAAAAGAAATTAAAAATATGGGAAAATTAATCAAGGAGCCTGGCTCGGGAGGAAGCAAACTCTCACGCGAGATGACGGGGGGGCTACAAAGTTCACTTCCAAATTCTCCATTTCAAAGTTCTGCAGCTGACATGACCAAGACAGAGCAGTCAATAGATGTCTCTAATAGATATCTTTCAGAAATAGCCAGCAGTCTTAGAAATATTACACGGGGTGGCAGTGCATCCGGTGGAAGTGCCCCTAGACAAGCGCGTTACCC